TCGGCCGTGCGGTGTCGCGGCGCTCGGGGCGGCTGCCGTTCATCAACGAGGTGTCGTACCACAGCACCTTGCGTTCGCCGTCCTGAACCACGCCGATCTCATGCCCGAGCGGGATGGTGGTGCCGTTCATATCCCGCACGCCGAGACTCTTGAACGCCTGGTTCAGCGGGGAGACATTGAACAGGTTGTCGTCCGTCTCGATCACGAAACTCGGCGCCCACTTCCAGTCCCCGTCCCGCTTCGAGGGCAGGAACCCTTGCACGCCGCGCACGTTGTTGATCGCGGTGTCCCCGAGCGGCTGGTAGAGCAGGATGATGTCCGACTCGCAGAACTGAGACACGCGCTCTTCGGCGCTGGTGCCGGCGTCGTGGCGGTCGATCACGGATTGGATCGGCAGCCCGAGTGTCGCGGCCGTCTCCAGTACCACCTCGGCACGGTAGTACTGCGAGGCCGTGTGAGACCACGGAATTAAGGTATAGACCTTGAGTGGCTTCACACGGCCTTCCCGTCCACGAACGTCATGGTGCCCTTCGGGGCAACGGTGTGGCTCCGGATGTCGTAGGTGCAGTATCGCTTGTTCCTGCGGAGCCAGGCATAGAACTTCTTCTTGTCCTGCATGAACTCGTGGTCCAGCACCGTGCGAACCGCTGCGAACAACGGGACATTGACGAGTGACGCCACGCGCCGGAACCCCTGCCCGCGATGCAGCGAGCCGTCGTCTTGGGCACGCAGGTCAGCGATGGCGTCGAAGCGTGGGCCGTAGTACTCCGGGGCCGCCTTCAAGAGCATGTCCGGGTTCAGCACTTCGTCCACCGCCGTCTCCGGCTTCGAGATGAAGAAACTGCCGTTCGGCTCGCTCATGTCTCGATGTTCTCGCCGAAGAACTTCGCACCCCGCTGCGGGTTGATGTTCTCGATGTCCTGCTGGCAGATGTCGCTGGAGCCCTCCGGGATCGTGCCGCCCGTGGGCATGAAGTCCGGCGTCGCCTGCTGGTAGTGCGACTGCTCGAAGTTCTCGGCTTGCAGATGGATCGTGCTCGGGACTGCCCCCGAAGTCTCAGTCCGCAGTACCGGCTGAGCATTGCCCGATGATGGAGTCGGAGGCAGCGCGTCCTGCCGATTGCCGCTGGCACCGCCCTTGAAGACCACAACCATGTCGTGCCCCCTATTCCTCTGGTGGTGTGCCGGAGCCGGAGTCGAGCCCCGGCGAGTCTCCCGAAACATCGGACCCCATCCCGCCACCAGCGCGGATAGGACCCGCACCTGACGGTCCGTCATTGCGAACTCCGGCATGGCTGAGCGCACCCGGAAGCTGCGGTGAGTACTCGGGACCCGCAATCACTCCGAGGTCCGGAGAACCACGGAACACCGTGCCGACGCCCTTCGCCAGAACGTACTCGGCGGAGAAGACTTCGGTACCTGTGCCCTTCGGGTTGTCGTTCATGCCATCCCCGCGAACGGGTCAGCGTCATCCGTGCGCCGCGCCGTGTTCTCCCGGTCCGTGTCCGGGTACGAGAACTTCACCGTACCGGCTTCCAACGACGGTCTGTCGTCGGGCCAGTTCGCCTGCACCGCAGGAATCTCGCCGGGAAGAGACCCGACCGAACGACGCTTGAGCACGTCCGGGTCGATGTCCCATTCCGTCATGGACCCGACCTTCTTGCCCGTGGGTAGGTCGATGATCGCGTCGGGGTCCCACCCTTGATTCCGGGCCATGATCCGTAGCGACCTCGTCTGACTGTGCTTATTCCCAGACACCGGGTTCGTGATGTATGGAGGGCTTCCGCCCTCTCGATCAACTGGCATTTCTGGCTCCTTTCTTTGAGAGGGTGCCGTTGACTCCAGGGTTCCCCACGAAGACCGTGACCCCGGCCCAGCACCCTCCCCAAGATTACCGCTTCGCTCCGATCAAGTAGTCCATGAGTTTTTGGACTGCTTCCTCGGTATCTCCAACGAGCCCCAATGCCCGGTTACAACGATTGCACAACAGTCCACGAACTGCTCCCGTTTCGTGATCGTGGTCCACGTTGAGCATCCTGTCTCCGTGCCACTGGCCGCTCGGTTCCTTGCCACAGATACCGCACCTACCGCCCTGCTTTACGACCCAGGCAGCGTACTCAGCTTCGGTGAGATCGTACTCTCTCTTGATCCTGCGGTTGCGGAAGTAGGCTCGGTACTTCTCCGGATCGGCTTCGTATCGAGCATGCTGCCTGCGCGAGTACTCCACTCTCTTCTCCGGATTCTCTTGCTGCCACTTCCGTTTGTACTCTTTGAGACGTTCTCTGTTCTTCGCGTAGTACTTGCGGTGATACTCGGTCTGCTTCTCTTTACTGCTGTACGGCATCGGACCCTCCTGTTGGTTGGCGGGATGGCCTAGTATAATCCTGACAATCCCGCCTCGCAACAAGATTATCCTACCAACAAAAAGACCTTAACCGTTTGTGACGCCAGTAATTGCGCCCCAAGACGATGGGTGGTCCAATTGCAGCGTGCACTCCATGAGTACGATACCGCGAGTGTGGTCACCACCTTTGCCCATGGCCTTGTGTTGTGGCGGCCTGAAAAACGCAATTTTGGCCATGGAACGGTCGCCGATGTAGTAGGCACCGGAGGCCGAGTTCGTGCTGATCGGGATGAACCGATCCGTGATGACCGCGTACAGCTGGTTGAACGGCGTCTCGAACACGTCGATGTTCGCCACGAGACGCTGGTCGGTCGCCGCGATGTTGCGCACGTTGCCCGAGCCAGACGAGACGGTGGCGTTCACGAACTGCCGCTTCGATGCCGGTGCGAACCAGATCGAGTCAGGCTCCGCGCCGTTCTCGAACAACGTCTGCGACAGCGTGACGATATCCGCCGTCGTGACGCCGCCCGAGGCCGAACTCGAAGTCGTGATGCCGAAGCCACGGAACCCTGCCATGAGCGGGGCGTTCGTGGCTGCCTCAGCGCCCGTTGCCGAACCCGTGGACGAGATCGCCCACAGACGAGCCTCGCAGTTGCGGGCGATGACCTTGAATTCCTTCATCACCTGGTGCTCGTACATGTCCGAGATGCCCGCCGGGTTCGACGCGCGCTCGCGGTCAGACACGGCAACGTGACGCGAGAAAATCTGCGTGCCGTTGACGAGCCGGGTGGGTCCCGTGAGCGTGTCACCCGAGAAGTCCACGGCTTCGATGACGCCGGCCGTGGCAGTCGCGGCAAGCGTGTCCACGGTCCACGAGTGGACCACGTCCTTGGCGCGAATCTTGGGAGCGGAACTGAACATCGGCGTCTGGAACGAGTCGAGAATGGTCACGACATCGACCAAGTCCTCGTGATGCACACCCGTACCAGAGGGCCAGAAACCGGCGTCGAAGGTTGAGAAGACACCGGCCAAAGTACCTTGGGTACCTGGCATTTCCGTATGCCCCCTGGAAGCAGCCCCTTACAGCTCTTGTCCTGCTGCTCGGAACTGTTCCTTGAGTAGAGGTCCGAGCCGTGCTCGTGCGAATGCCGCTGCGTCCCGACTGGAGCCGGTCTTGTTGAAGCGTTCGAAGGCTTCCTGGACCTGCGCGTCGGCAGTCGGAGCCCTGCGGCCATCGCCAGCACGGCTACCGGGAATCTGTGCGTCCACCGCTCCGTTGCGGGACCCGCCCTCGGGCGGTCCAGCGGTGCGGCGGCGCGAGTCACCGAACTTGAGAAAAGCGTACTCCATCGCCCCGACCGGGTCCGCCGCGAACATCACGGGGTAGCTCTGCGAGAGAGCCGGGTCGGTGTTGATGAACTGCGCCACGTCGTTCTCGAACTGAACGTAGTCCGGGTGCTCCGACACCATCTTGCCGCGCGCCTGAATGCCCCTCGAAAGCGGCTCCAGCGCCTTCTGCAAGCGCTGTTCGACGATCTCTTCGAGGGCATCGACCGGGATACCGAAGTCGGTGAGCCGGTCCTGCGGGCTGGTAGCTCGGCGGTCTGGCACGTTTTGGCGACCGTTCGGGACGCCTCCGTTCTGGACCACCTGAGCCAGCACAGACTCGTACTTCCCGACCTGCTCGCGGAGGCGCTTCGCCTCCTCACCGCTGGATCGGTAGCCCTGTACCAGAGCTTCCACCGAAGGGTATCCGGCGAGGTCGGGATTGAGTGGAGCCTGCTGCGCTTGGGTTGGATCGTTGTCGGGCATTGCGGGATTCCTTTCCGGCTAGCGGTTCGCGCCAGCGGTTGTTCCGTTCGAGTCCTGACGGTCGAGTTCGTCGCGCCGTCTGTTTTGATCCGCCACCGCAACTTCGTTCAACCACGAGTAGATCATCCACTCACAGTCTCGGATGATCGCTCGCAACACGTCGTCGTCGGTGTCGAAGTCCTGCCCTGCGAACTGGCTCGTGCGTTCGGCCCGGCTCAGTACCAGGGCTTTTGTTGCCTGCCGGGATCGGTTCTCGATCCGGGGTCGCATCACATTGTTCCATCCACCCAACGAGAGTACAAGCTTAACCTGTTGCACTTCCTCATCGTTGAGCATGGTGGCCTACTGGAGCGCGGCGAGACTGCCCGCGTTCCCGCTTTGCATCAGTTGTCCCAAAATCTCAGGGCTCAGTTGCTCCAGCGGAGTGGATACGGCGCCGGCCGCCATCTCGGGAGTGATCCCCGCCCCGGCCGCCATCGCGTTCACCCCCGGCACCTGCTGGACGAGCAGATCGTTCACGTTCTTGAAGTCGAACAGTTCGAACGCCTGCCGCGCGAAGTTGCCCCAGTTCACTAGTTGCAACAGCGCCGAATTGGCGGACATCATCTGGAGCAGGGCGACCAGGTTCTGCTGGCGCACGCTGCGGCCCATCATCTGCGAAGCTCCGACCGCGCGAGCCCGGTAGTCCGGTGCCAAGTCGTCGTAGTCCACGGTCGATGTCTCGGGCGCGTAAGGCATCCCCGTGACCGGGTCGGTGGTGGCGAGGCTGCCGAGGATTTTCACCTCATGCGGCATTTGCAGCCACATCCGGTCCATGCGCCGGAAGGCGTTCGCCAGCGGCTCGATGAACCCCTCCTCGGCGAGCCGGGACTCCATCGCCAAGCGGGTGAGGGCATTTTCCTGCCGGCCGAGGAACCCACGAGCCGTTTCGCGGTTGCCTCCGCCACCCCCACCCGATAGGCCCAGGAGGGACTCCGTCTCGCCTGTGCCGAGCTGCATGAACCCGAACTGAGCCCCAATCTCGCCGGGGACCAAGTTCACGCCGTTCATGTTCGGGACCAGCGCGCGCAGGTTCGACTCGTCCGCTGCGCCGTCCACGAGGATGATCCGCCCTGCCCGGGTGAACAAGTGCTGCGTGTTCAGGTTCGCCCCGGAGTTGGCGACGTACATCGGGTCAATCAGATGGTCCAGTGCGTCAAGGCGCTGATTTACCAACCTGTTAGCGGTCTGCTGCGGTCCGTAGGCGATTTCGGTCTTGGCGACCCCGTCGAAGCTGTAGGGGTCCGGCATCGGGGAGTAGGACACGAACGGGAGTTCGTTGGTCCCCATCGCACCCTCGCGGTTCTTCAGGACAACCCGGCCGTTGCCAACCGCAATGCATCGGAACCGGATGCCATCGGACGCGAACTCGCGCGGCACTAGACCGTGCATCTCCCATATTTCCACAGGTTTGGCGAACCGCTCGTTGGCGCGGGCTTGGTAGTCGTACTCGTTCCGGAACCGCACCTGCCGCTGCGAGAACTCCTGCGACATGTTACCGCTCATCGGGTTATGCCGCAGTCGCAACACGGCCTCGCGGTCGAAGTAGGGCCTTGGACCGACCGAGTCCTCCAGCAGATCGTCCAAGTCGGCGTAGTAGCGGTGGATACACCACGCCATGTCCTGAATACGGTTGCGGGCCGGCTGCTGCCAGAAATCGAGCCGGTCCACCGGCTCCCACACCGGACCATCGAACATGGTCGCGTCGTACTCATGGACCACCGGAACGGAGTAGCCGGGGGCGATCTGCTCCATCTTCCGCATTCGGTTCCGGCGGGTGATGTTCTTCCAGCCATAGCGGGCGACCCCGGTGCCGCAGATGTCGGCTTGCAGGAAGAAGTCCACCGCCCGCATAACCGAGTCGCAATCCTTCATTTGCGCCGAAATCAGGACTTCGTTCTTCTTGGCGCGGGGAGCGTCCTCGGGGGCATAGCCTTCGAAGCTGACAATGGGCCATGAGCCGAAAGAGGTTTGCACCTTACGGGCCACATCGGACTGGATCATGGCGAACGTGAACGGAATGGTCACGTTGTTGCGGAACTGGGCCAACCGGCCGGTCCAGACCCCACGGTAGGCGTCGTACCAGCGCTGGAGTTTGCCGAACACGACGCTGTTGTGGCGCAGGGAGGCTTGGCGGCGGGCATCCACCAGGTCGATGATACGGGCCTCAGAAACGCCTGTGGCGGGCGCCCGGTCGCTGGCGCCTGGTCTCCCTACCGAGGGGTTCGAAGTGGTCGCTACGGCCATCCTTGGAAGCCTCCGAACACGTAAGCTACGTCGTTGCGGGCTCGGCGTCTACAGACTTCTGAACCAGCCACTTGTCCCGGAACGTCGGCCAGGACTTGCGGAGCTCGATTTCCGTGTCGTTGATGCTGCTCGGCGAAAGATTGTTCCAAATCACCTTGGGGGCGTCGTTGGCGATCTTGTCGTGGACCCGGATCGATGGGACTTTCAATAGGCCAGCGAGCACGACGGGTGCCGATCCGCACGCAATCATGGCGCGCGAGGCCGCGATGTAGCCCGCCAGCTTGGCAAAGTCCCCAATGTCGTCGTAGGCGTGCCAGTTGGGATAGGTCCGCAACCCCACTTCGCGGTCCCGATCCACACCCACGAACACGATCTCGTCGAACATGCGCTCCAACTCGCCCCGGATACCGGCGAGGAACTTCCAGAACGTCGGGCTGTTCTTGGTGTGCGCGTAGCACGCCTGCCCGTGGAGCACGAGCCGGTTGTACTTGGCGGGCACCGGCACCACGAGGCTCGGCTCGTTGGCGAGGTCTTCGACACTGACCTTGACCGGGACCTTCGAAACTTGCAGGCACTCCAGCGTGAGTTGCCGCGCCGGGAACGCTCTCAGACCAAGGTGGTAGACCTTGTGCCCTTCAAAGGCCGAGGTCGGGAGGTTCATGTGGAAGGGCTGGCCGCCGCAGTTATACGACTCAACCCCTTCCATCAGTTTGACTTCTCCCACCCAGGGTTGGGACGCAAACAAGGGCACCAACGGGCCACAGGTTTTCTTATCCAGCCACAGATCGGCCTTCTTACTTTGTTGTTTGGCCCAGTGATACGCGACCGGAAACTGATGTAGGGCATCGCCAAGTTTCCCCGGGAAGGTGAAAACGACTTCGCTCATCGGGGCTTCTCCTTGTACCGGGTTTCTCGGACGACCCGTTTCTCTCTCATCCGGGTCTCCTCACGAACGCATCGTTGTCGGCCGAACGCCACACGCGTTCGTAACCGGATAGGGCTAGCTGGTCATCGAGTGAGCCTTGGTCCCAGCACTCCACCACGATGACATGTGGCTTCCACTTGTCGAGGTCGATGCCGCGCAGCACGTCCGGCTCGGTGCCTTCGGTGTCAATGCACAGCGCGTCCAGTATCGGGAACTCGTGTTCTTCGAGAAGTTGCTCCAGAGTCCGCACTGGAACCTTTGTCGTCGCCCAGCGGTCCCCCGCCTGGATCATAAACTTGGGGTGTGGTCTTGGTTTCAGTGACGAGAAGGCTTCGAGGTTGTCGAGGTTGATGTGGAAGTCCGCGCCGTCCGAGGGGGACTCCGCGACCGCGCATATCTTCACGAACGCCCGGCACTCGTTCAGCAGGTGCTTGTAGTACGGGTTCGCCTCGACCGACAGCACGGTCCAGCGGTGCTGCTTCTCCAGTAGGTAGGTCGAGTTGATGGACATGCCGTCGCTGGCACCAACGTCGATGCAGTAGCCGACATACCCCGGCGGGAACTGGTCGGCGATCCAGGTGGATACCGTCCCGTTGGGAGGGTAGAACGTGTGCTGCATCTTGCCTTCGTGGGTGATGGCCGGTGAGTGACCAATAACGTCTTTCACCGCACTCTCCCCGCAACCGTCGCCGTCCAACGATACCCGTTCGCTTGCACCGTCATCAGAACACCTGCTCGATGCTGGGGAGCGGGAACACCAGCGTCGTCCCTTCGTCCATCAGCTTTCGTTCGCGCTCTACAAACTCCTTCTTGAAACTCCACGGCAGTACGAGCACGTTGCGCGGGTGCTCGTCGCGCATGTCCTGTTCGTTCGTGACCGGGAGCCACGTTCCCGTCATATAGGTCCCGAACTTGATCGGGTTGCGGTCCGCGATGGCCTTGAACGTGCCGGGCATGTCGAGGTACTGGAGCAGTACACAGCCCTTGGTGCTCGCCCCGTAGCACCAGAGTGACCCGCCCAACGTCAGCGGTCCCTCCAACTGCTCGCGCATCCGGTCCCGCCACTTCTGCACTCGCGCGGAGAAGTTCTCGGCGTCCAGCGCTGAGACGGTCCGGTGCTCCGAGATCAGCGAGCCCGTGCCCCGCTCTTTCGACCTGCCCGCGACCACCCGGATACTGCCACCGTTCACGTCGTTGTAGGTGATGTCGTAGATCGAGAGCCCGTTCCGCTCGTAGAGCGCGTTCAGCGACCGCACGTCGTAGTAGCACAGGTGCTCATGGCAGATCGCGTCGAACGCATTGGCGCGGACCATCGTCGGCGAGTCATTCAACTGGTTGATCCAGACGCCATGCGGTGACAGCACCTTGGCGATGTCGCGCACGAAGGCGTCCGGCTCGTCCAGGTCATAGAACATGGCGATGCTGGTGATGACATCGCACCGACCCTGCTTGGTGTTGCCGTAAAGGCAGTCGTGGTTCGCCGAGAAGTAGTCTGCGATGACGTGGTCTGCGATCTTGTGCAAGTCCTCGGTGAAGTTGAGCGCGGGCTCGCACGCAATCCGCAGGAACCCCGGAGGCAGTTCGGAGAGCAGGTATCCATCGTTGGCACCAATGTCCAGCCAGACCCCGCCTGCTTGGTGGTTCAACCCCGCCTGGATCACGTTCTTGAGCGCGGTCCGCATGGTCTCGTTGACACTGGAGCGGTACCAGAACTCCCGGTAGAGCAGGTCGGGGTTGACCGTGTGGTCCAACTGGAGCAGTCCGCAACCCTCGCAGCGCACCAGGTTCAGAAGACTGCGCGGCAGGTTCAGGTCCGGAGCGGGCACGAAATTGACGAGGTATTGCTCGCCGAGCGAAAGCACCGGCGTCAGGCTGCGCTCGTGGCAGGAGCGGCAGGTGGTCCGCAGCTTCGAGACCGGGCTCGTGGAGACATCCGTGAGAGTCATCGTTCCGTCCTTGTTGGCGGTGGCCTTGAGCTTGGTCCGGTTCATCGGATCGGCTCCCTCGGCACCAGTTCTCTCCAACTGCGATCTTCGTCATCCTCGAACTGCCGCATGTCCATCCCCTCCATCGCAATCGGCTGTGCTCCGCGATCCCACGGTGAACTGTTCGGCCCGACCCGCCGCATCGGAACGTACATCGGCGCGCTGAATGCATCGGCATGGGCGTCGGCCCAGTCGATCTTGGTGCGGGGGTTCACGGCGTACTGCCCGATGCGCGCCATCTGCTCCGTGAGCCGGTCCATGCCGGGCGCGCCCTTGACCCAGCGCACATGACCGTCCACCCAGAACGTCGTCGCCGCATGCAAGCGCTCGTACTTCTTCGTGTTGCCGCGCTCGTATTCGATGAACGTGGGCATCGGCTCGTTCACGTCGGCGAACATGTTGCGGAGGTTCATCTCCCACGAGCCCTTCTTGCCCGCGCGCGTCTTCTCGTCGGTGATGGCGATGATCTTGAAGCCCTTGCGGCGGTAGCGCTGGACCGTCACCACGATCAGCTTGCCGAAGTCCTCGGCACGCATGGTGGCGTCGCCGTAGCCCTCGATGACGTAGACATCACCGGAGCCGTTGCGGGGGTAGCCGTGAACGAGGAGCACGGTCTCGTCTTTGCCCGCGATTCTGCTTCCGTCTGAGAAAGCGGTGTCGCACTGGAGGGAGAAACGCAGCGCGGACCACGGGACCTCCTTGGGAGAGATGCCGCATTGCTCGATCTGCTCGCGCGTGATCGGGTTCAGTTCGGAAATGCTCGGGTCGTTCATCACCTGGGCAGCGTAGCGCAGCGCGTCGGTACGCTGGTAGCGCTTCATGCGGTCGTGGCTCCAGACCAGCGGCGTCGTGGGCTTGCCCTCGGGGCACTCCTCGGAGACCTGTGCCGGGTCCCGGCCGGAGAGGAAGTAGACGTGGATGTTGCCAGTCGGGTCCACCGGGATGCTGTCCGTCTTCATGCCGCTCAGGGAGCACACGCCTTGAGTCCGGAACGCCTCCCCGAAGTGGTCCCCGTCGTCGTACCTCGTCCCGACCCATACCACGAGTCCGTCGCCCTGAATGACCGGGACCAGCGAGGACACTTGAGAGTTGACGGTAGCGAGCCAGTTGGTGTCCGTCGTCAGGCGTTCGTAGCTGATCGGGTCGTCGTAGAAGATCGCGTCCGGATGGGAGCCGGTGATGGAGGTCTCCACGCCGAAGGTGACGAACGACGGGTCCTGGCGGGAAGTATTGCGGCGACCGGAATGCACGATCTCGCGACCCGTCCACCTGCGAGCGTTGGCGCTCCAGTCGCCGTAGAGCAAAGTCCACATCGCGTGCGAGTCGGAGCCGTCGAGTACCGCCTTCATGGCTTCGAGCATCTTCGAGGCGAGCTCGACCTTCTCCGAGCCGGTGGCGGTCGCGATCTCCGGGTCCAGCAGGTGCAGCCAGAGTTGGCCCGCGCGCGTGATAAGCGTGGTCTTGCCAATCTCGCGGTGAACGATCACGGCCAGGTGCTTCTGGCGGGCGATGCCAAGCCGGCGCCACTCGATCCACTCCCGAATGTGCTTCTCGTACCAGTCCGCGAGCGGTTTGTGGACATCGGGGTCAATCCACCGCCGGCCCTTCGGATTCGATCCTGCACCGAAGGCGATGAGGAAGAACGTCCAGAAGTTCACGCGGCAAAAATGCCGGAGCAGGTCCATCTCGGCGGCCCCGTCCCACGAGAACTCGCGGCTGACGTTCTTGGCTCTAGGCATCGGGCTTCTGCTCCGGGGCAGCTGCGATGGGAGAGAGTGCTTCGAGCCGGGCCTGCTCGCGGTCGCGCAGCATTTCGAGCGCCTTCTTCTGGCACCAGATCGCTTGGACTTCCAGCCCCTCGTTCCTCGGGAACCCCTTCGGGAACCCGCCGCGTTTGATGTGCGGGAACTGCTTGTAGAGCGCTTTCAAGGTCTTCGGCAGGTCCGACTTCGTGAACGGATCGAGGTCGCTAATCTCGATCTTCGGGAACTCGGCTCCCAGCGGCTTCTGAGTCTTGGGGAACGCCTTGCGGTAGGCGATCTGGGTGTTGGCGACTCCTGCCGGATGCATCATGCGGGCGAGGCGTTCTTGAACTTCTGCGGCGGTCAACGGCTCCGGCAGGACAGCGGTCTCAGAGTTCTGGGCCGCGATGAACTTCAATGCACGGAACTTGTCAGCCCCGTCGCCGTAACGAGCGATTTCACTGATGTGCTCCATCACCTCGTTGAACGAGAGGGTGGCGGGCTTGGGCTTGTCGGGCTTCTCGTAGCTCATCCGGTACCGTCCAGCGTTTGCGAATAGGGAGCGCAGTAGATGTTTGCCACGCTGATCGAATAGTGAGAGACGGTGGTGTCGGCCCCGTTGCTCATCTGGACCTGCGGAGCGCACATGGTCGTGGTTGTTGGGCCGCCTCCCTGAGCGTTCCACTTCACGCGATTGACTCGCTTGTTGGTGGCATCAAACTGGCTCAGTCGGAAGTTCGTGTTGATGACGCTGATCCCGAACGGGAACGCCCACATCTCCCACAGCAGCGTAACACCAGCAGCGAGAATGCCGGGGTTCAATGCGTGCGTAGTCACCGAAAGGGTCTTGTCCACCGCTCCCGTTCCCTTGATGACGAGATTCATCACGTCCTGCCCGTCGGTCGAGTCGTGCCACAGACCAATGGTGTTGTTCGGGATCGTGTCCGAGATGCATACGGGGTTCGTGCTGGCGGTCATGCCCGCGAACAGCCTGCCGCCATCGCTGTTCCAGGTCTCGATGCGGAAGATCGTGGACATGTACCAGCCACCGAGACTCGCAGCGTTGCCGAACCAGAACTGATAATCGCCGGCGTGGGACTGGCGCGGGCCGAGTTCCTGGTTCGCCGTGCCCGCAGCGTTGGTGTAGATCGTGCGCTTGAACTGAGTGTCGAACGCCGTACCCACCGTGGCGTGCGTCACAGCAATACCTACAGCAGCGGTATCCGTCGTCCATGCTGCTCCGAGCCCTGCACCACTTCCGGTACCATCCACGCTGTTCGGGAGGAACAGGCAACCATTGAAGAACTGGAGTCCGCGCTGGTAGAACGAGGTCGGGCGGGTCATGTCACGCCCCACATCGAGCCACGGTTGTTGATGACCCTGCCAGCCCCGTCCGCGTTCGTCACGTTGCCGTAGGCCTGACACTGGACACAGGTATCCGTGAAGATGCCGATGGCACCGGCATCAAAACCTGAAGTCCGGTTGTAGCGAACTAGACCGGCCTCGACGCCGCTCATCGTGAAGAACTTCGCCGACGATGCGCTGCCCGTAACCACGAAGTTGCAGTATTCGATGACGGCTGGGTTGCTGGTCCGGATGTCCACAACGCTCGTGATGGCTTGGCTCGTCTCGAAGTCGATGCCTTCGAACCGAACCAGCGTGTTGCTATCCACGAGCACATCCCCGAGCAAGTTGTTCTCGATGTTCCCGCCGACGAAGTGGTGCAACATCATCGCTGCCACACCGTCGCCACCCTGCTCCAAGTGGACCCCGTAGGTGCCGTTGCCGTTGAACGTGCAGTCGCGGAAGCTGTTGACGTTGGTCGAGAACGCTCCCACGGTGGTGTTGACGTAAAGCCCAGCCCCGGTATTGAACTGGGTCGTGCAATGGTCGAACACCGTTAGAATGGCCCCGTCGAGCCAGATCCCGACCGTTGGACCGTCTCCAGATACGGCGGAAGTCGCGCCCACGACCACGTTGCGAAACTCGTTGCGCGGCGTGCCTGCGCCCGAGGTGAACAACTTGAGACCGAATGCCTTGCCAGTCGCACGGATCGTCAGGTTGTTCATCTTGACGGCACCTGTCTGAATCGCGACCGAGCCCGTCAGGATCGTCGCGTCTACGCCGGACCCACGCAGTTCGAGGTTCGATTGAGTCCAGGTGATGTCGCCCGCGAATGTACCGGGGCCAAGTTGAACGATACCGCCACCCGTCAGGCTCGCGATCGCCGAGTTCACCGCTCCTGAGGCGGCCTTCGAGACCTCGATGACGTTGGCCCCCATTACGGCAGCCTCGTGATGAGGCAGAGAGATCCCTGCCGGACCGTCACCGTTCCACCACTCGACTCGTTCCCGGCCTGCAACTGCACGGAGCCCACCGCCGAGGGGACAATCACGCCCTCAATCGTGATCGGGTAGTCCGTGTTCGCGATCGGGAAGTTGACCGTCGTCACGGCGTCCCCGCTGGACAGGATCGTGTCCTCCCAAGTCGTCACCGCTCCGTCTCCGCCGAGGCAGGCTTTTGCGACACAATCGAACCGCGTCGAGGTCGGGAAGGTGAGCGTGAACTTGGCACCTTCGTTGATGACACTGTTCCGGACCAGGAGGAAGAACCGGAAGTGAACATAAAGACCGCCGACGAGCGGGAAGGCGAGGCCCGTGACGTTCACGACGGAGGAGGACGTAAACGTTTGGTCGGCGGTCAAGTTGACCGAGTTGATGGACGGACTCACGGGCGGGTACGCATCGCCGCGCAGTACCGTGAGGTCGCGGAAGCTCTTGAGTTCGGCGCGCGGAGTGCGTTCCCAGCACACGTCACACTCGTAGATCGGCGGCGGCGGCTGGACCATCGCGGGCATGACCGCGTTCTCGCAGGCTGGGCAGTAGAGCGTCGTGCGGGCCACACTCAGCGGTCCTCTCTCATGCGGGCTTGAACGTCGCGAGCGCGATCACCCAGTCGATCTCTCCGCTGGGGATCGTACCGCCTGCGCGCGTAGCAGCGGCGGAGAGGAGTTGCGCCCGGCCTTCGTACAGACTGACATCGCCGCCCGGAATCGAAGCACAGTGCACGGCAAGAGCACCACCGAACGGGTTGGTCCATGACGGGGCTCCAGCTGACAGGTCTTCGAACACGGCGAGCGCGGCAGCCGCGTATTCGTTGATACTGGTGAGTGCGGTCGTCAGCCCGCTGTTGAACGATGGTCCGGTACCTGATGCGGTCTTGGTCTTGTCGAGCACAGAGACCGTCGCCGAGCGCGTCAGCCTGGAGACTGACATGACCGCGGCAGCGGGCAATGTTCCGCCCCAGGTCGCGACCATCGTGTCTCCGGCTCCTGCGGTGCCGATGTCGGCTGCGTTGGAGTACCAGATGCTCACCCAAATAGCTCCGGCGGAGTTCGCCGATGCCGCCTTGGTGAGCGTGTTGGCTCCGGCTCCAGACTTGACGCTGGTCGGGTCGGCACTGTTCAGAGAACTGGCGACGCTGACGACGTAGATGTCTCCAACGCGCGAGGTGAACGTACCGGAAGTCAGGGTCGTGGTGAGCTGAGCCGCGTCGATCATCGACCCTGTTGCAAGATTGGTTGCCCCGGCACCGCCGTAGATCGGTCCGGTACCCGCGACGACGAGGCTTTCGTAGCGCTGCTGCTTCAGGTTCCGGCGCAGCGTGGTCTCGTGACAGGTCTCACAGGTGAACATCTCCGGCGGAGGTTGCATGAGGGACGGCCGCGCCGGGGTCTCGCAGTTCGGGCACAGCAGTTCGAGGCGTCCCATATCAGAACGCGTTCTGGATTGTGGGTAGGAACTGCTGGATCACGTTCTCGCTGTAGAAACCAGCCTCAGTCATGAGCGACCCGTTTGATCCGCTCGTCACGAAATACCCGGCCCCGATGCCATCTGTCGTGCCGACGAGCACAGCGTTATCGAGATGCTGTCCGGTATAAGTCTTCGCAAGTTGCCCGTTGAGGTAACATCGTAGTACCGAGCCCGCGTAGCTGTTGGCGGGGTCGCCCGGGGTCAGGTCCATGCGGAATTCCACCTTGTGGAAGTCAGCCTGGAACAAGGGGTTGATGTCACACGCCACGATGTCTGGAGGCGTTCCCGTGTCCGTGTCCCAGACGCATACCTCAAACCGGGTCAGCGTGAAGTTATACCGAAGCTGTAGCACAGCCGAGGTAGCTGGCGAACTCGTGGCGTAGGTTGTTTGCCACGGGGGCACGGTCTGGAACGACCCCCACTGGATACCTTGAAAGACCTCCCCGGCGTATCCCCCTACTAGGTTGGCCGCGTTCTGGAGCATCCGGTACTTGAACGGGGTCGTGAACAGTCCGTAGGGGTCCGTGACGTAATACTCGTAGACCTCGAAAATCTTGTCGATCCCGGGGCCGGTGTCCACGACACGATCGCCCTTGATGTACTTGTCCACAAACCCGACCGAGCGAATCCCTCCAACATTGGTCAATCCGGCCAACGGATAGTCCATGCTGAACCAGCGCTGGTTGCGCGTGAGTTCGAACAATCGGGCGTCGATCAGGGCATTGACTTCGGCGATGTTCAAGTCCGGGGCTCCACCGCCCGCCATCCAGATCGCGAGCTGGGGGTTGCACTTGAGTTCTTCGCGCAGGCACCACTCGCCGCAATCGGGGCAGGGATAGGTGAGCTCGCGCAGTTGCGCCATCGGGTTGGGGACTGGGGCGTCACAGTGGGGGCAGGCGAGCTGGAGACCGGACACACGATCACGCCCGTCTACGGGTGGGCTTCGGGTGGCGGTCCGGGGAGCCGGTCTCGCGTTCGTTGCGCCGCTCCGACAGGAAGATCGCTTTCATCTGCGCCGGGTCGGTGACGATAGGTCCATGCTTCGAACCGCTGTGAAGCTTGCCGGCCTTGAACTTCTTGGGCACCAAGGCGCTGGGCATCGTCAGACCGAAAAGTGAAGGCCGATTTCAACCGGGCACAGGGCGGCGAGGGTGAGCGGCATCCTGCCTACAGCCTTCACACACATTTTCGGGCGATCCATCGCGGGTGGGCCTCGATCATCCGTGAAGGGGTGACGCGGCGCGATCCTGTCGTGCAGTCGCGCGCGCCGCGTCCGGGAGTCGCGACCTCGGGCATGTTGCTCCGCGCTACCCGCTGGCGTCAAGCGTGTTCTTGGTGCGCTGCGAAGGCGGCGAGCTGGCGTGCTTTCTCGGCGGCCATCTCGTCGTCGCTCATGGTCAGGAGCGGCCGGTGCTGCCACAACTCATCGGGGTCTTTCGGGGCCGGCGGCATGTGCAGCAGGTCCGACAGGAGTTCGGCGACGTTGAGTTTTTCGGGGAGCGGGTAGTCCTTGTCGCCGATCCGCAAGTAGGTCCCGTACTCGGGCTCGCCGTGAATCTTGGCAGCGAGGGCGACGCGTTCGCGCCACGGCTGTTCGTCGTCGAAGGTCAGCGGGACGCCGGCGCCACGGTATTTCATCGTGCTCATGGCGCTGGTGTTGGTCCAGGCGACGCGCCATTGCCAGTAGCGATCGAGCGTGGACCACTGGACCAACTCGACCTTACCGAACATGTGGCGGACGAACTCGGGCTCGTGGGCAATCTCCAGAACCATCTCGCACGGGCGCAGCGAGCGTTGCTGGAGAGTACGGACTAAGCGCCAGACGGCGCGGGTGCAGGCGGAGTCAACCGGACTTGCGGACTTGTAGCTGCTTCCGTCCTCGCGGAACCCGTAGAACTCCGGCAGCTTGGGCTCGGCGTTGCGCTTCTTCTCGGACGTTTTCCAGCCCACGGGAACCTCCTGTTTCGGGTTTGTCTTCGGTGAGCCACGGGCAGCGGGGAAAACCGGCGCCGACCCAGGTGCTGGCAGCGGGGGTGGACATCCAGACGGAGCCGTCGGAGAGCAGGACATAGGCGCGGCCGTTGTCCACGGAGAAGGCCCAGACTTTGCGAGGATCATTCGGCATCTGTCGGCTCCGGTTCCCAGTCGTTTGGGGCGACAGTCATCTCGCCGTTCCAGTTTCGTCTAACGTCGCGCTTGATGACTGACAGGGCCGTGCGCGCCCCAGCACCATAAGCCTCGCGGTCCCATTGTCCTATGGCCTCTTGCGTGTGGAAATCGAAGACCTTTTCGGCCTGCGCGACAGCTTCGCGGCGCGCCCATTCCATCTGGCGCAGGCATTCGTCGGCTAAGGCTTCGTAGTGCTCCAAAATGGCTCCGCGCGCGTTGATCCTCGGGTGTTGGGCAGCCAGCGTGCGCTCGGCGATTTGTCGCAGGCGGGCCGCGATTTGCTGCCTCAGGTCGTTCATGCGGGCTCCAGTAGCAGGTTACGGTGGTAGTCGTTCAGCCAGGTCGAGGCGTCCTTCCTGAACCGGGGCTCCGGGGAGGCTTTTTCGCGGTAGCCTTCGAAGGCGGACCAGACGGCGTCCCAGTCCGACTGTCCTTCGGGGTGGGGTATGGCGCACCAGGCTTTCCAAGCGGCGGCCCGAGAACAACCGGGCTTGAACTCGCTGTAGGCGGGCCAGAAGCTCTCCGCGAAGGTTTCGGCCCAGTCTTTGTCCGTGCGGGGCATATCGAGCCCGCGCGGAGGGCGATGCCGTAGCTTGTTCGCTGGAGGCTCTCGTTTAGGTGGGGATGATAACGAGAACTCACTCGCGGAGCCGTTAGGCGACGTGTGTGTGTTTGTTTCTATCTCTGATTCTCTTTCACCTTTACCCTTTACTTCTTCGGTCGGTGAGCGGTCGCTAACCGTATCGGTCACCGGTCGCTCACCGTCACGGTTACCGTGCGCTGACCGCCACTTGTTCGTCGCCTCAGCTCCCCTACGCCTTGCTTCCAGCACGCCAGACAACTTCCCGTATTCCGATATCATACGCTTCTGCAACCACTTCCCAGGCTCCGTCTCGGTGTCGAAAGCCCGCGACAACTGCTCCATCACCTCGATCCTGCGCCGAAGCCCAGGACCGTCCGACCCCACGAACGCATCCGAGTCCACCGGCGGCGCCAGCTCGTCCGTGATCCGATACAAACCGCCCATCTCCTCCACCAAACCGAGCGCAACGACCCCAGGCGTCCCGGTTCTCCAACTCCTTGCCAGCAAACGGATATAGCACCCCTCAGCGTCCGCATCCATCGCCATCACCGCCGGGTCGTTCAAGTAGTCCTCGGCGTGAAACGGGAAGTACTGCAATCGGTTAGATGCCATCCCTAGCCTCCAAAAAGCAGAACTCCGGCCCGCACACGGTGTTGCTCGGTTCTTCCAGGCTGGCGAGCACGGGAAGGGGGCCTTCGTGTACGGACCGGAGTCTTGCCTTCGCTCCGCTTCATCATGCTCGCCGATCACCATCATATGCCCGCCCATCCCCTTTGTCAATGCCACCTAACTCCATGTCCCACTTTTTACTACATTTTTCTCGACCGGGGTATCTCTCAATCTCACTCGCCCAGTTGGGCCCCCCCCCCGCCCACTTCACTGGTCAGAAACTTACCGTGTCAACATAGACACATGCACATATGTGTAGTGTGACAGTCCCGAGACGAGCTGGTTACTCACAGGAGACAAAACAGGGCCGTGGGGGCAATCGCGCTGGGACGGAGCTAGGCGAGCGAGGATCGGTCGGGTTGGGCGATCGGGCTGCGGTTAGGCGTAAGGTACCTGAGTAGGGCAGGCAGGGCTAGGGTGGGCGCGCCGTGTGACCACGAGGGGGCGTGCTCGTGTGACCCGCAGGGCAGGCTGTACCAAGTTTGACCTAAGGGCGCCCGCCGCACCTGCCGAAGAAAAACACACCACCCGAAGAAAGGCCATTGACATGGCCACGGGTGCGGCCACATAGTGTGTGTGACGGGCGGAATGGGCCGCTCGTAAGCACGGAGGTTCCTGAGATGACGAACACGAGGGTTCTGGTCCAGATCGACCACGCAGCAGCGGAGGCCGTCCGCAACGGGATCGTCAAGGACGACGCTTTCGAGTTGTACGGACCCACGATTGCCGACCAGCGTGACCGCGCAGCCATCGGCGGCGGAGTCGCGTATGCGTGTGTCTCCTGTGCGCTCAAGGCCGTGACGGATGGCGACGCGATTCTCGACCGGAGCGAGGTGCAGTCGTGACCGCGCCCGGCGGGATCGCGCTGGGTGCGCTACAAGAGTTTGCGCGCTTGGGATTCTCGTTTAACTCCACCGGATCGGGTGGATACCGTGACATGGAGGCGCGCCACGCCCTCGCCGACCTCCGCGCCCTGCTCGCCGAGCGCGACGCGCAGGCCGCGACCATCGCGGAACTCACGGCGGCCTGCAACGCTGCGCTCGAACACCTCGCGCCAACCTATTCGGCGCTCCGCGACCATCCTGGGCTACGGGCGCCCGCCTCGGTCATCACTGTTCTTGAGACGGCGCTGGACAAGGCACGCGCGAAGGGGGCCAAGTGACCCGCTCGCCCGCTGACCCGACCGCCAAGCACACGCCCGGTCCGTGGACGCTTTACGCCAACTCCCCAGATGCAGACGGCACCGAAATGTTGCCGTCCATCATGGCCCGCAATCCGCTTGGTGATGGTCTGTTTTACGTCGCCCAAGCCAACCGGGACGAGGACGCCGAGCTAATCGCCTCTGCGCCCGACCTGCTCGCCCAGCGCGACGCTTTGATGGCCACCAACGCGCAGCTACTCGCGGCGCTCAAGCGGGCCGCGCCCTGGCTCGGCAAGCTCATTGCCGACGATGCACACCTGAACAGCGTGGCGCCCGGAGACGCAATCCGCACGCTTGAAATGGTAGAGACCGCAATCGCCAAGGCCGCCCCGGAGGTGATCTCGTGAGCACGCCAGCACAACTCCTTAAGGCTCGCGGCTGGAACGTTCACAGGAACGGCGATCATGCCGAGGAAACCGGCCGGCCACTGTGGTCCGCGACGTGGCATGACCCGACACCAGGAAGCGGGTTCGTCACGCGCACCGAGTTCTGTGGGGAAAGCGCGCTCGCGGTCTGGCGGACGCTTGCGCTGGCCTGCCTTGGGGCGCCGAGGGCCGGCCGATGAGCCATCTGCGGCTGACACGCTCTGTGCGCGAGGGGCTGTTAATGGCCACGATACTCGCCGACTCGTGGCGCGAGGCTGATGGGGATGAAGCTTTGACCGACCGCGAAGTCGCCGACCTCGAAGCCGCCAACGCCTATGTGCGCGCGGGCGGGCTCCGGCGGCCAACCGACAAACCACGCAAGGGCGAGGACGACGATCTGCCCAGGAGGAGGATGATCCCGTGAGCCTGCCCTACGATCCCGAACGCCTGACCGGAACCAATGACCTGTCCCGCTCCGATTACGAACGTGGAGGCCCGATGAGCACGCCCGCTAGCAGACTCGTTACACCGCTGACCATGAGCGCAGTCGAGGAAGTAGCGTCTCGCATCGGTTCGGCTGGCACGGTCGTCGGTACGATGTTATTCGCCGAACTTGACGCGACGCGCGCCGAGCGGGACGCGCTCCAAGAGCGGCTTCGCAACGTGATCCCGATTGTCCAGATGCCGCTGGACGAAGCTAAGGACCCGGTGGCCGCGCTGATCTGGCACAAGGCGGAACTCGCGAAACTCCGCTCCGCAGCCGCCGATATGGCGGAGGCACTAGGACGGGCCGACACACAGATATGCGATGCCGAAAAGCTCGCGATTGAGCATGCGGAGGATTACCGGCTTGCGGTCAGCGCCATTCGCTCGGTCCTCTCCCGCTGGTCCGCCCTGACTGGAAAGGACGCCACGAAATGACCACGACCGAGGCCGCACCTACCACGCTCACCGTCTGGCACTTCGCGGCCGACAAACTCCGCGACGGCCGGACGCTCCCGAAGTCCGGCGACACGCTTCGCCATGACGGCGAGGTCATCCCGTGCAAGTCCGGCTACCACGGCTCCGTGCGGGTGCTCGATGCGCTAGCCTATGCGCCGGGGGCAATGGTCGCGCGCCGACAACTCTCAGGCATTGTGGTTCCCCACGGCAGCGACAAACACGCCGCGTCCGACTGCCTGATGCTTAGCGACTATGTGGACGCCACCAATACGCTGCATCGGTTCGCGTGCTGGTGCGCCACGAAGGCGCTGGATCGCGAGGACGCTGCGGGCCGCACCGTGGACCCGCGTAGCCGCGCGGCCATCGCCGCGAAACTCGCATGGCTCGATGGCGAGATTGACGAGGCGACGCTGGCTGCCGCCTGGGCTGCCGCCAGGGCTGCCGTCAGGGCTGCCGCCGGGGATGCCGCCTGGGCTGCCGCCAGGGCTGCCGCCTGGGCTGCCGCCAGGGATGCCGCCAGGGCTGCCGCCTGGGCTGCCGCCAGGGATGCCGCCGGGGATGCCGCCTGGGCTGCCGCCTGGGCTGCCGCCAGGGCTGCCGCCGGGGATGCCGCCGGGGATGCCGCCTGGGCTGCCGCCTGGGCTGCCGCCGGGGATGCAGCCTGGGCTGCCGCCAGGGCTGCCGCCTGGGCTGTCGCCAGGGATGCCGCCTGGGCTGCCGCCTGGGATGAGTTCAACACCGAGTTGGAGCGACTTCTCACCGAACTACTCGACGCCCGCGCCCTGACTGGAGGGGACAAGCCATGACGACTTGGCGAGCACTCATCGACGACGCAATGAGCGCATACCAGGAATCCTGGTCTAACGTGGTGGAATGCACACTCACTGACACCGAGCTTGACGTTAAGTTTGACAACGGATACGGCGACGAGGAGGGGAAACCCTTCACTATCTGGACCGCTGCCCGTGTCTACTTTCCCGCCTGCTGTGACGGGTCGGAATGGTGCGCCAGCGTCGCGCGAAACCCGGACGGGCAAGCAACAACCCATATCGGAGGGGGCTAGCCATGAGCCGCAACCTGCGGAGCCTCGCATTCCAGTATGCCCGCGCCAGCTCACGCGAGCTGGCCGCTTGGGACTCGCCCTACCGTGCCCGCTGGTCCTACCGGGCCGAACGTGCCCGCCGGCGCCTGCCCGCCCATGTCCAAGCGGTGATCCTGCCGCATGTGGAGCCTGCCCGTGCCTGACCTGCGCGAACAACTTGCTCACCGGCTTGAACAAGTCTGGCTTGCGAGCATTCAGCCCGGTCTACCCGGAACTTCTCCGTTCTCGTGGGCCGATTGGGGCAAGGTATCCGACGAGTGCATCCGGCAGATGGAGTGGGCGCGCCAAGAAGCCCACTACGCGTGGCGGCAACCTTACGGACACCAAGAAAGCGTAGCAAGAGAAGCTCGGCAAGAACTACCGCTCACCCTCGCCCCAGAGGACTGGAAACCATGACCGTCTGCTGGCTGTGCGAACGCCCGATCACGGACCTATCCGTTGAAACCAGCGCGGAGCCATTCAACCTGCCTTCGGGCGAGGCTCACCTGGACTGCGCGCTCATTCGCTGGACCGAGATCTACGCCGATGTCGCAGACCAGTTCCCGCTGAGATAGCCATTGACTTGGCTAAACTGATAGCCTAGTGGGATGCCCATGAGGACTGCCACGAAAATGTCCCGCAAACGCAGACTGAGACCCCGCCGCAACGCTGGCCCACTCGCTCAGTTGGGCATCCAGGCCGGATTGCCGACAGCGGTGGAGCGGGCAATCGCGCTGGAGTGCTCCGTCTCGCACCTGCACCACTGTGAACGCGGCGCCGTGATGCCCGGCCTGGACCTGATCGAGCGCATGGCGAAGGCGTACCGCGTCAAGCCAGCTGTCGTGGAAGTCGCTGCACACGAGTGCGTTGTACTGTTGGAACGGAGGATTGCCCCGTGAACTGGACCATTCTTCCTTACCCGCCAGCCGAGGAGACGCGCTATGAGTAACCTGTCGAACCCTGCTCTCGATGCCGCCACGGTGGAGTTCAATCTCGGCAACCCGGTACCGCTGCGCGCCTACTACGGCCTCGTGCCCGGCAAGACGTGGGGTACCTGCTTCGCCTGCGAGGAACCCGGCTGGATTTCGCCGTCCGGCCTGATTGGCAAGTGGACCTGCGAGAAGTGCGAGGCGGACATCGCGCTCAACCTCGGGGGTGTGGTGTGATCCCTCCCGGCGTGTGCCCGCTGCACGGCGTCGCATGGAAACTCGTGCCCGCTGGCGTCTCCAAGACCACCGGCAAGGCTTACGGGGAGTTTTGGGCGTGCTCGTTCCCTGGTTGCCGTGAACGGCCCGCCAAGGCCCTCCTGATCTCGTCCCATACCTTGCCCATGCCAACGCCCCCACAAGCCCAGCCTGGGGCAAGCACGGCATCGGAGCGCACGCTCCTGCTCCTAGGCTGCCTGGACTTCGCCAGCCGGGTTTTTCAAGGGACCTCGGACATGATGGGCTCCCGCCAGCTCGCCTTGGAACTCTACGAGGCGTGGAAGGAGTACTTATGAGCGAGCCCGAGTACATCGTATCGCTGGCCGGAGACGCGGAAACTCATGCTAGGGCACAACGCTACAACGAACGACGTGGAATGCTCTCTGAACTGCACGATGAGTTGCTCCGAGCAACCTCCTGGAACAACAGCGAGCGGTTTGGTTCGGGGTGGTTTTCTAGCACCAAGCCGCCGGTCTCGACCAGCGGCGTTGTGCAAAGAATCCAGTCCTTGCGTGAAGAACTTCGCCAGGAACGCGCAGAGTGCGTCCGGCTCTCGGGCGGGAGCGTGAAACCATGACCGCCCTCGATCTGTTCGGCACCGCGTGGCCCGATCCCGGCAGCATCAAGATTCGGAACCGCGACGGGGTGCAGCTCTACGATACCCCTGAGGGCGAGTTCTGCCGCGTCACGTCAGCCCTGAAGTGCGCCGGACTCGGCACCGAAGGGCTCATCAAATGGTCCGCGAACTCGGAGCGTGCCGCCGTTCTGGAGGCGGTCGCGGATGTGTTAGCTACCCCGATGAAAGACTATTCCGCCGGTCCGCTCGTTGCCGCCATCGAAACCCGCCTCGGCAAGGCTCGCGCCCACCAGCGCCTACTTGCCAAGGCCGGGGACATCGGCTCCGAGATTCACGGTCGTATCCAGTGGCACCTGCATCGCGAACTCGGGCTGCCGGTCGGCCCCGAACCCAGCCTGTCCTCTCCCGCTGCGATTGGCTTCTCGTCCTGGCGGGCATGGTGGGTCGGTGCCAAGCGCAAGCCCGTCCGTGTCGAGCAGCCCGTGTGGGACCCGGAGTGGGGCTACGCCGGCACGATTGACCTGCTCTCCGAAGCCCTGCCCGGCTGCCCCGACGCCCCCGCTGGCTCGCTGATTCTCGACGACTGGAAATCCAGCAATGGTGTGTACGACGTTCACCACATGCAGATGGCGGCCTACCTGCGGGCAGCGAACAGGTGGGCGGTCGTGGTCCCCGGCAGGCTGGTGCATATCCCGAAGACGGCCGGGGGTTCTCTGGAAGTCGTGCCGCACGAACTCGGCAAGCTCTACGACGGCCGCACGCTCTCGCTCAATGAACTGCTCGCTGGCTTCAAGTCTGCACTCACTCTCTGGAAGTTGTTCGTAGCACCCGCGACCGAAAGGACTCCCGCATGAGCCTCATTCAGGACCTCGACAAGATTCGTGAGTTGCAGGGACGCGAACCGCTGCCGGACCCGAGCGTCATTCAGGGCTTCGACCAGAACTCTCCGCCCCCGCCAGCCTACGACCCCGACGTGCCCGCCGAGTGGCTGGACCCCGACTTGGACCAGCACGACCCGCGCACCCAACTGCCCCCGAGTCCGCTCATCCCGCAGTCCGCTCCGGTGCCGGCCCCTGTTGCCATGCCCAGTCCTTCCGTGGCAGCAGAGCCGGCCCGGAGCGCTATCTTCGCGCTCGTCGTCGCAGATCGTCTCGCCTCGTGGAAATCCCGCGAGGTGCTACTCACCGAGGAGGAGGAGAAGCGGGTCCGGGCGATTGTGCTCGGAGCGATCCAGCGGGAACTGGTGGCGGATTTGGAAGCCGTGACCACGAAGCGTCGGCGTCGCAAGCCCGTGGCAGCGGTCGTGACGAACGCCGGAGTGTTGGCAACGGAAAAGCCGGAGAAGCGCAAGCCCGGGAGGCCGCGTAAGAACTCGCAGTAACCCGAAGGGAGGCATCCTGTGAACAAGCCTGAGACGTATCAGTACGAACCGCACTGCACCGTCGCCTACGACGGGCTGTACTGCGATGGCCCGTGCGCCGAGTGTGACCGCGTGGCCGCCCAGCGCGCTCTCGACCGTGCCGATGACATGGAGCGTGCGTTGTGACCGCCACCACGAAGCCGCGCGGCGTACCGTTCTGGTCGGGGATGTTCGTCCACAGCGACACGGAGACAGCGGGATCGGAGCATGTCTCCTGCGGTAGCCCTGTCAGGAGCCAATATCTCCGCTCCGTTCCGCCAGTCACCACCGACGAAACGGCGATTTGCACGGCCGAATCGACGGCATGGGTGAGCTATTGCCCGAAGTGCGACGTGCGCGTTTCTCCTCAAAAGACTCTCTACGAAACAGTGGCAGAGAGTTATTCGAGGCCGCTGTGAACCGCCGCCAGAAGGCCAAGGCTGGTTTGTCCACCGCGCTGCGATTCCTGCACGACGCTGAAATCTCGGCCCAATACCACGCCAGGGAACTCGCGCGGCTCAAGCGGGAACTGCACACCCACCGCGCCAATGTCAGGCTGTGTACCGAGGACGCCCGCAAGGCCGGCGCGCTGTGAGAGTGCTCGCTCCCTGCTCGGTCGGCGACCTCGCAGATCGGCTCACGATCCTGGAACTCAAGCTCACACGCATCCCCGATAGCGATAAGCGCCACCACATAGAGCGGGAATACGCTCAACTATTGGCGGTGTGGGGCGATCCATTCCCGGACGAGGTGCGCCGGGCAATGAAAGAACTTGGCGACGTAAACATGAAGCTCTGGGATTTGGAAGAACTTGCCCGCAAGCCGGAGGGTTTTCACCGCCCAGACGGAGCCGCGATCCTGAAACAGATCACCGAGGCCAACGACCGCCGCGCCGCCATCAAGCGCGAGATCAACCTGATGACCGGCTCTGAGATCATCGAGGAGAAATCGCATGTCCGCTGAGGCTTGGAACGTTTTCATCTACGGGGGCCTGACGCTGTTAGTGTTCATCGGTGCGGTGGCGTGCGTCATCGCTTACGTTCTTGGCAGGGGGCGCAAGTGACAGCGTCCCGGGAGCCTGTCGTCAGCGGAAGGACCCGCCATGTTGGCCGCATTCCTCGCAACACTCGTCAGCTTCACCCTGCCCTGGAACATCGCAGGAACCCCGTGCAGCAACACAGGCCCGAGCATGACTGACCTCGACTCGGTGAAGGTGTGCTACGTCGTCTCCGGGACCACTCAGGAGCGGATCGCGTTTGCCGGCCCGGTACATGGGCAGGAGGGCCAGTCGATGACCGTGGACATCCCGACGAGTCAGGTGGCGACCGCGTACGTCCAGTGCAAGCGCCCGCTCAGCAAGTGGTCGTGCGTTAGTAACTTCGTGACGCTGAATGAAACGCTGGACGTGCCGCCGCCCCCGATCTACTCGCTCAGGTTCGCGACTTGCTGGCCGAGCGCGACCAACTGCGGCAGCAGCGGGATGAACTCGTGATGGCGCTGGACGATGCTACTGACATTCTGTGGGACGCAGACCGCCACGCCTTCGATCAAGAGCACCGCGAACGGGTCCATGTCATGCGCGCTCAACTAGAGGGCCTTGTCGCCCGCGCGGAGAAGGGGGGAGCCAAGTGAGCCGCCCGCGCATGACTGCGAAGGTGCGTGCGGGCCTTCGCACGCTCGTCACGCTCGCCGAATCGTGGCGCGAGGCCGATGGCGACGAAACACTGACGCCGCGCGAATCCGATCAATGCGACGCGGCTGTCCGGTTCGTCCGAGGGGGCGGATTGTATCGCCCCGGCGACGCCGACGAACCTGAGGGCGAACCTACCAACATGGACCTTGCCCGAGCCGCCCGCGCGGAGGTGAAGCCGTGACCGCACCCGCCCTCACCGTCTGGCACTTCGCTGCGAAGAAACTCCGCGACGGCCGGCCGCTCCCGAGGGCTGGTGACACGCTGCGCCATGAGGGCGAGGTTGTCCCGTGCGAGTCCGGTTATCATGGCTCGCTTCGGACACTTGACGCGCTCTCGTATGCGCCCGGTCCGTTCGTCGCGCGCCGGCAACTCTCGGGCACCGTGGTTCCGCACGGCACCGACAAGCACGCCGCTTCCGATTGCCTGATGCTCACGGGATACGTGGACGCCACGAACACGCTGCATCGGTTCGCCTGCTGGTGTGCCACGAAGGCACTCGATCGCGAGGACGCTGCGGGCCGCACCGTGGACCCGCGCAGCCGTGCGGCCGTCGCGGCCAAACTCGCATGGCTCGACGGCGAGATTGACGAGGCGACGTTGGCTGCCGCCAGGTCTGCCGCCGGGGCTGCCGCCAGGTCTGCCGCCGGGGCTGCCGCCAGGTCTGCCGCCGGGGATGCCGCCAGGTTTGCCGCCGGGGATGCCGCCAGGGCTGCCGCCGGGGATGCCGCCTGGGCTGAGTTCAACACCGAACTGGAGCGGTTGCTCAATGAACTTCTCGCTCAGGCGGTCCAGCCATGAGCCGCAACCTCCGCACGCTCGCGGCGGCGACAGCAACATTCGGCTGTTTCGTCGCTCTGTTCTACGCGCTGGTGGTCCTACCGGCGCTCATGCTCATGCCGCAGGGAGGGCACCCAGAATGACTCAGCGCCTCGCTCTCCTGTACGCCAGAGCATCATCGCGCGAGCTGGCCGCTTGGGACTCGCCCTGTCGGGATCGCTGGAGTCGTCGCGCTGAGGCTGCTAGGCGTAAACTGCCCACTCATGTGCAGGCCGCAATCCTTCCACACACTCAAGGAGCCTCACGCCATGATGGCACTACTCGTAACGCTGGTGACGTTCACGCTGCCCTGGAACCTCGCGGGGCCGAATCCCTGCACGCAGACGGGAGCCACGATGTCTGACCTGGATAGTGTGAAAGTGAGCTACCTCGTCAGCGGGACCCTCGATGAACGGGTCGCGTTCGCTGGCCCGGTCCACGGGCAGGAAGGGCAGTCGATGACGGTGGACGTACCGACGACCGCGCCGGCTACCGTGTGGGTTCAGACTAAGAGGCCGCTGTCTCGCTGGTCCTGCGCCAGTGGCATGATCGGCGTGAACCTGACGCTCGACGTTCCCGTGTCGCATGTGCGCGAGTTGGACTGGTACGACGTGACCGGGCGGAAGATTACGCCGCCAACGAAGCCCGGGCTGTACTGGAAGCGGTGGCGCGGGGAAAGGATCGGCCATGTCATCGTCATTCGCTAGCCCGCCCGCTGACGACAGGAGCGCGCTGGACCGGGGAGGGCAAGTGAGCGTGACGGAGAGGGACTTACACGAGGCGGCGCTGTGCTGGTGTACCAATACGACAAGCGGCATTGAGATGGACGAGCGGCTTGCCAAGGTGGTCGCCGCCGCCCTCGCCGCAGCCCGCGAGCAGGGAGCCCGAGAGATGCGGGAACGGTGCGCCACGCTGGCCGAAGCGGCGTTCACCTTGCTTGTTGCACTGGAGTCCGCCGACGCGAACGAGGACCTCGGCTTCGACGACATGGAGAAGATTGAGCGCCTCAGACACGCGTTCCCTCGCTGCGAGAAGTGTAACGGCCTCGGGTCATTCGACGGGATGGATCACGCGGACGAGGTAGTCGAGTCGTGCCCAAACTGTGGAGGCTACGGCATCCACCGCGCCCTACCGCTCTCCCAGGAGACGCCGAAATGAGCCGCCCGAGGAAGTTCGTTCCGTGCCCGCTTTGTGGCGCGCTCTCCAGCAACCCGAAGTGGGAGCGCCTCAACCTCAAGGAAAGGCAGGCGAAGATGCTGCACCTGCGCCGGGCGGGCTACTCCATCCGTCAGATCATGCGCGCCCTAGGCTATGCATCTCCCCAGTCCGTGTCCGCGATCCTGCGGAGGGCGAAGGCATGAGGGCCATCATCGGCACCTGTGGAAGCTGTGGCGGCCCGGTCGAAGCGGGGAGAATCTCGGGCGACTCGTTCACGCCGAACGGGGAAACCCTGTGGCCGCTGGCTACCTGCCGGTGGTGCGGAGCACATGCGAAACGCAACGGCCCGACGATGGAGATGGAAGAACGCCGCCACGGTCAGCGCGGCACCCAGGAGACGGGGACCGACGAGAAGGGGGACTGAAATGCGTTGTCGAAAGCGTTGCTTCCTGACGGGTGCGGACGGCCTGACGGCGGGGCGCGTATGAAGCGCGTCGCGTGGCTCGTCGTGGATCGCACCGGATACCCGGACGCGATGTACGGCCCCGCTGTGAACGGTGGACCGGCCAAGACTGCTCGGCGTCACGCCCTCGAGAGTACGAGATGGGAGGGCGTCGCGTTTGGCGTGTGTGCGTTCCACGGGCAGGCGATCATCAAGTACGGCACCGACGAGCAAGTGCGGGGCTACGTTTTCCCCGAGCCGCGTCCGTGAGCGAGCACAAAACCACCAAGCGGCACTTCGCCATATTCGAGGCGGAGGTGCGGCGCCTGCTGAAACTCTGGAATCTCGTGGATTGGGAGGTGCGGATCACGCACGAGAAGTGCGACTCATTGGCGACCTGCGAGCCGCGCGGCATCTCCCGTATCTGCATCATTCGGCTGGCAACTAACTGGGGTCCACTGGACACCCCAACGGACGACCGGATGAGGGCTTCGGCGCGGCACGAGGTTGCCCACCTAGTTACGGGGGAACTGATTATGATGGCCCGCGCACGCTATGTCACAGAGGACGAAGTAACAGCGGCCATTGAGACGACTGCTCGCAGGCTCGAAAGGATGCTGCCGTGAAGCGCGCCCTCGGCTGGCTGGCCTGCCGGATCGGATGGCACCACGACTTGCAGATGGTTGAGTGGCATCGGACTGCGGGCACTACGACTGCATTGGCTTACGCACGATCGACGCCACCCTTGCCGCCTACCGCAGCGCCACGAACCAGGGGACGACATGAGCAAGCCATATCGCATCTGGACGCTGGACGCCCCGTTCGACAAGGCGGGCACTCCGCGCATGGGCAGCTTCGGGGTGCGCACCGGACGTGTCGTCGTGTTCGAGAGCGAGACGTTCAAGCGCATGGTCTCCGAGCATCCGTCGCTGGCGACTGCGGAGTTCACCGTTGGGGCTTACGACGATGCGGAGACGACATGACCAAGAACGAGCGATTGCTGCTGGATCGGGCACGCGCCATGTTCTGCCCGCGCGACTGGTCGGTGATCTGCATGGAGCATGCCGGCGGTTACAACCTCTCGGTGACGCTGCGCGGTCGCATCGGACGGCACGACGGCCGCCTTTCGTTCCTGATATCTCGGCGCTCCGTCAAGGCAACGCTGGAGGCGGCCGAGGTGGTTCGTAGGGCCGCAATGATTCCCTATGGTGGAGTCCGGTCGTGAGCCGCGCGCTGCTGGGAGGATGCCGATGAAACGAATGGCGTACCTGATCGTTGAGGCATCCGGTCGAGCGATTGACGTGCGAACGACGTCGAGCTGGGCGAAACAGCGCGCCGATGAACTCAATGCCAACCGCCGGTCGGTTGCGAATCGGCACACTTATGAATACCGCGAAGTGTACGTCTGCCCAGTTGAATACCGCTGGGTCCGCGCGTCCGGGGAGAGCAAGTGAGAGCCGTGGACCAAGACCGATTCGGGACCGACGATGGCAATTGCCTCCATGCGTGCTTCGCGTCGTTGCTCGAACTACCGCTCGCCGAAGTGAGCTTCCCGCTCGCGGTCCAAGGGAACTGGGTACGCCCAATGCAAGATTGGCTCGCGGCGCGAGGCATGTTCTACACGGAGACGCCGGCGAAGGGCGTTCCGTACTTCTGGCTCCCGTCGCCGTTGTGCGTGCTCTGCGGCCCGAGCCCACGCCTACCATCGCCGTATCAGCACGCGGTCGTGGGCCGGGTCAATGGCTACTCGTTCGAGGTCGTCCACGATCCGCACCCGAGTCGGGCCGGCCTCGTGGATACGGAATGCGTCGGATTCCTCGTGCCGCTGGACCCGGCCGCCGCCCGTCGTCTCGCGCTGCCGCTTAACGGAGGACCGGATGCCGGAGCCTGAACCCGAAGCTCGCTGCGACTGTGACGGCAACGGTTGGGTTAGTTGCCCGGACTGTTGGGGCGCAGGCTGGGGGGTCGTTTGCTGCGACGATCTATGCCGAGGGGTCGGTTATTGCATCCACGGCGACAACGGCGAAGCCGCTTGTCCCTACTGTCACGGGAGCGGCGAAGTCCGCTGCTCCTGCTACGACGAATCCACGGAATAACCCGTCACCCGCCGCTCACCACGGCAAGGAGGTAGGAAATGCTGAACGGACATTTCGCAGAACACTGGAGCGACGACAAGGGCCGGCCTGCCGGGGGCGTCAGCAGCGGGCGCGGCTTCGCGATCTCGTGGCAGAACGGGCCACTCGGACGCGAGAACGAGCGCCGGGAGCCGAACGGGGCGTTTGTCGAGGACGTCCTGGCAGCGGTCATTGGACGAATCGAGTTCTACCAAGGCAGCGAGTTCGCCTGCTCCGAGGGTGCAGATGCGCTCCGTGCGCTCTATGAGGCGGCGGAGCGGCTGGACGATCGGACGAAGGATCGTGAAGCGCGAGCCGTCGAAGGGACGCATGCGGTCTAGGTAACGGGCGGGCCTATCTCGGGGTGACGGTGCGATCGGGGCGCAACCTACGAAGCTCCGTTCCGGGGCGGCCCGCCCTTCACCAAGAGGACACGATGAACAAGTACGACAACCCGGAGGAAGGGCTCGAACGCCTGTTTGCCCTGATCTTCGTCGCGACGCTGATCGTGGGCATGATCGCCATGTTCCTGCGCTGACACGAGGCACGCCATGAACCAACAGCAGACTTACCGCCTCAATGAACTCATGATCCGCCGAGCGGACGGGATGCTATATGCCCGTGAGAAGGATGAACTCATTCTCCTGCTGCTCGAACTCTTGCGAAAGGAGCCAGTCCATGCCGAGTCCTGTGACGCTGTTGTGGCACGCCATCTGTAACGAAATCGAGTCCAGCCCGATCCCGAGCATCGACATCTTGTGGTTCGTCCGGCGATGACCTACCGCTGGCGCGCCATCATGGCCCAGTACGGGGAGTTCCGGATCGCCCACTGGGAGAAGCCCAACAGCGCCGAAGCCAAGATCGAAGTCGCCTCGCTCATCGGTAGCATCCTGTTGGAGTGGCACCAAGGCTGGAGACTTATCCGGTGAGATATCTCGCCAAGAAGGACGCCGGCCACCCCGAGATCGTCGAAGGACTGCGAGCTATCGGGGTCAGCGTGCTGGAGCTCCACGCTCACGGCGGCCCAGGAGTCCCAGATTTGCTCGTCGGGTATCACGGGGTCGATCAGATGCTCGAAGTCAAGCGCCCCGGCTGGAAGAAACCCTCCGGCGGCTCCGAGGCCACAACCCGCTCCCGTCAGGTGGCGTTCGCTGCCATGTGGCAGGGGCACAAGATCGTCACGGTCACATCGCTGGAGGAGGCCTACGCTGCTGTGGGCGCCCGTGTAGCCCTCCCGAGGCGGGCATGAGGCGTTCGGGGCGTCTCCAGCGCAAAACTCGCCTACGGGCCGTCTCCGAGCGTTCCAAGAGGTCTGCCGGAGCCCGCACCGAGTGGGCGGAGGCTGTCAAGAAACGGGACACCTGCTGCCAGTTCCCGGGGTGCGAAAAGTCCCGGCTCATGCTGGAGGCCCACCACGTCTACCCGAAGGGACGGTGGCCGGACCTGAGACTGGCTCCCGAGAACGGGCTGCTCCTATGCTCAACGCATCACAGGCGTTGGCACGGGTCCAGTCGCAGGTGGCGGGAGTGGTGGGCAGAGCGCTGGCCCGAACGCGAGGCAGCGCTCCAGTCCCTAGCGGGGCTTGGCAAGAACGGCGTTGGCCGGATGCCGCAGGAACACCTCGTAGACGAGGCTGTTGAAGATCGCCTGCCAGCCCGCCTGGGCAGTGTGCCCGAGAATACCCCCCGCAGCGGAGAGCGGTAGCGCCGCCAGCAACGCTCCGGCGTGCGCCTCCTCGGGTGCGAACACCTTGACGATGAACGCCACCACCGCCGTGACGTAGGGGATGATCGCGTTCGGCACGTTCTTCCATGCCGGGTGGTACTTGCACACCAGTCCCCACGCAATCGGCAGAATCGTCAGGATCGCGGGGTTGTTCAGAATCGCGAGAAAGGCATCCATGTGCGGCCTCCTATCTGGACTTCCGCTCCAGTCCGGTGATACGACCTTCGTGGTCCTTCAACCTGCCGTGCAGACGGTTGTGCTCCAGCGCGTTGTCTTCGATAGCCCGTCTGGCTTCGGAGACCCGCACGAACGCTGCCTCGTCAGGGTCATCCAGCCCGAGCGCCTTCTCGACGCGAGTGAACCGCCCTTCGTTCTGGCCGTGAAACTCAACGATCTGGTCCTTGATCGTGATGAGTTGGTTCTTGAGGCTGTGAATGGTCATCTGGCTGCCGATCAAGGTGATGATGCCCGCAGCAAGAATCGCGGCGACAATGGTACCAATGACCTGACCGAGATTGAGTTCAAGCGTCATGCGCCCCCCTCAGCGCTTTCCAGTTCGGGTTCTCGAAATGCGGCGAGTCCCAAGTAAAACGGTCCCCGTCTCCGAGTGGCCCGCCCCAGTTCAACCCCAAGTCGGTCGCCAGTTGGCCAATCACCTGCCAGAGGGGGTCTGGCTTGTGGTGCTCGACCTCGTAGGCATGGAGGTAGGGGTCCGGCCCCACGAAGCAGATGTCAAACGCGGCCCCGTAGTTGTGGGGCGACTCTCCTGGTTTGGCTTTGGTGACCACGAGACGTGGCTCAATCACGCCCCAGACTCCGTTGACCAGCTTGCGGCCCTGCATCCAGAGATGCAACTGCTCGTCGAGCGTGCGGTGGGTGTGCGTGACCCGGAACGGCGGGTGCATGGCGGCTTCCCAGCGCGCCAGTAGCTCGTGACACTTGGTTTGGGTCCACGGCTCAAGATCGGTGACGAGGCTGCTCACTCGCTGCCCTGCATTACTCCGGCAATGCCTCGGGGAGTGTTCTTGAGCAAGCTCGCCCCCGCCGGGCTGGACAGCAACAGAGCCAGCATCGACAAGCCCTGCGGACTACCCGCCAATGCACCCCCCAGCGCCCCGGCTACAGGACCTCCGGGGATGATATGGCGACGGCCCGCTTCCTCTCCGGCAACGAGACCGCCCAGCGTTGTCCCCACAGCACCGGCTCCCCGCAACGCACCAACAGCGGTTACGCCTGCCTGCTTGTCAGCCTCGGGGGCGATTAGGTTCTTGAGCCGGATGAGCTTGGACTCAATCGCGTTGATGGTGCTGTAGGCCGGTCCAATAGCGGTTTCGAGCGCGTCAGAGAGGACCTGGTTCTCGGCGTGCTTCCAAATCTGCCTCACCGGATCGTTTGCAATCTCCACCTTGGCACCCTTGGCCGCACGCGCGAAAACACCCTTGGCCTCATCCCCGGCGGACTGCTTGAAAATCTGTGCCTTGGTCAGCGGGAGAAGTGGCCCGGAACTCTGCAAGAACTGTTCCTTCAACCTCTTGACCGCAGCCTGGGTGACCGGGTCTACCCCCGCCGTACTGCTCTTGGCGAGGGTGGCGGTCACCTCCTGCTCAATCGTGTCTGCGAGTAGGTTGGAGTGGAGCCCCCCGCCCCGGGCACCAGCCTGTGCGACCACTTGTTTCAGACTGTTCCCAGCCCGGCCAAGAAAACCGAGCAGTTTTTGTTTCCCCGCGTTGTTGAACTTGATGCCGAAGTCGATAGCGGTCTTTGCCAGTTCGGGATTGGCCCGCAACGCTATCATCATCGTGGCCCAACCGACACCCTTCGCCACGCCGCTCAGGGCTTGCCCAGCAAGGTCCAACTGAGCTTGTTCGCTTCCGACATCGGCGATGCGTTGGAACGCCTCTGCGGGGTTCTGTGGCCCCCCAGCGGCCTCGTAGGCGGGCACCCCGCCTGTCACCAGAGCCGGGACCTCCGTCACCAGTTGCCGGAGGGCCTCTCCTCCAGCCCCCAGCACATCGGCCCCGGCAGCGCTCCCAGCGGCACGTCCGGCTTGAATACCAGCCGGACCGCCCGGAATGCCCAAGGTCGCTCCGACACCCCCACCCACGGCGCCGCCGATCCCTCCCGTTACCAGTGGGATCAGGTCCGTGGCGCGTTCGTAGCCCGTCTTGGGGCGTTCGGGCGCGAAACTGGCCCCGCCACCAGCAGACCGCTTGGGGAACGCCCGCTCATGGGGCCGCACGGTGACACGAGTTGAGTCAGCGCCCGAGAAGTCAGCGTACTCGTTCGGGTACTTCGCTCGAACCCGGCGCCCGAGTTCAAGGTCGGTCAGGTCGTCGTACTGGCCCGCATACTTGGCTTTGACCTTCTTGCCGAGCTCGTTGAGTGTGGGCATCAGCGAATCCTCAGCGGATCGCCGCCAACCTTCGGTGCCTTCTCGCCGCGTTTGAGCGCCGCCGCTGCCTTCAACAACGCACGAACTTCCTCGTTCGTCGGAGGTTTCCCGGCAATCGCGCCCTCGATGTGATCCAGCATCATGTTCAGAATCTTGAACTTCTCCAGCGCCGTCTCCTGCGAGTCGGTGATGCGCGGGTAGTCAAACTCCTGTGCTGCTTTGATTTCCGCTTGGTTGATGCGCAGCCCGTGGCCCAGCGAAGCGAGTGCCTGAATGGTCTTGATCGCCGCCGTTCGCGTGGCAGGATACGCTGCGAGTT